AGCAGAGAAGAGAATCCCAGTATTAAGGGTTCTCTTCTTTGCTGCTTTACATATGCCGGAAGTTGCGATAAGCGTTGTTATGCAAAGCTTAACATAACAACGCCTTCCGTTTCGGAAGAGCGGCTGCCTGAAGGAATTAGCCGCAGGCCCACCGACCGCAAAGAACCGATGTTCTTAGGCGGTCTTAAGGTGGTAGGAGGTGTTTTTAATGCGGAAACGATATTACCTGGCTTACGGCAGCAACCTCAACATACGGCAGATGAAATACAGATGCCCGTCTGCGAGGGTCGTAGGTACCGCCGAACTAAAAGATTACAGACTGCTTTTCAAAGGAAGCAAGACCAGTTCATATCTTACTGTTGAGCCGAACGATGGCATGAATGTTCCTGTCGGCGTGTGGGAAGTCTCAGCGGAGGATGAAGCCGCTCTTGACCGTTACGAGGGATTCCCGGACTTCTATTACAAGAAAGAACTCATCCTGGACATAACGGGCATTCGTACCAAAAAGGTCAGAACGCGCAGATGCTTTATTTACATCATGCGAGAGGATAGAAAGATTGGTATCCCGTCCGATTACTATATGAGGGTCTGCCTTGAGGGATACCGCGATTTCGGCTTTGATAACAACACATTGATACGAGCCTACCATGAAAGCGAGGGAAAATACCATGAAACCAAATGAAACGGAAATACGCGTCTGCCCGAAATGCAACAAAACCTACAGCGGACACCCGGCACTGTCCCGCTCGGATAATGAGACTCCGATTTGTCCGGACTGCGGCACCCGTGAGGCACTTGAGAGCATCGGCGTAACCATCGAGGAACAGGAAAAAATACTTGATACGATCCACCGCTGTTATCAGCACGATACGCCTTGAGGATATACAGCACAGCAACCGCAAGTTAAAAAATTAAAAGCATCAGAGCCGGACGGCTCTTTTGCTCGTAGTACGGCACCTGTCGAGGGTGTCTTTTATTTTGCGCGGAAGGAGGCGGTAACTCTGAGAAAACTTAAGAAATACAAGCCCACCCGGTTTATGGCGGAAGATAGTTATTATGACAAGGATGCCGCCGACCACGCCGTGTGTTTTATAGAGAAGTTCTGCTGCCATACCAAAGGTACATGGGACGGTAAGCCTTTTGAGCTTATTGACTGGCAGGAACAGATTATTCGGGATATATTCGGAATCTTGAAACCAAACGGCTACCGGCAGTTCAACACGGCATATATCGAGATACTTAAAAAGCAAGGAAAAAGCGAACTCGCGGCGGCTGTCGCTCTGTATCTGCTCTGCGCTGATTTTGAACCCGGCGCGGAGGTTTACGGTTGTGCCGCGGATAAAGACCAGGCGCGTATCGTATTCGATGTAGCAATGGATATGGTCAAACGCTGTCCTCACCTGTTCAACAAAATGAGCATCCAGGCAAGTCTTAAAACCATGAACTATCTTCCAACCGGAGGTAAATACAAAGCTCTGTCGGCGGATGTGGCGAACAAACATGGTTTCAATACACATGGTGTTATATTTGACGAGCTTCATACCCAGCCGAATAGAAAATTATATGATGTAATGCTCCAGGGCAGCGGCGACGCGAGAATGCAGCCGCTGTATTTTCTCATCACAACCGCCGGGAATAATCAGAACAGTATCTGCTGGGAGGTTCACCAAAAAGCGCTGGATATCATCGACGGCAGAAAACATGACCCAACCTTCTACCCGGTTATTTACGGCGCTGCGCCGGAGGACGACTGGACTGATCCCAAGGTGTGGAAAAAAGCAAATCCTTCTCTCGGCATAACAGTGAGCATGGATAAGGTCAGGGCGGCTTTTGAGTCGGCGAGGCAGAACCCCGCCGAGGAGAACAGCTTTCGCCAGCTTCGTTTGAATCAATGGGTAAAGCAGGCGGTTCGCTGGATGCCGATGGATAAATGGGATGCCTGCGCGTTTCCGGTCAACCCTGATACACTTGAAGGTCGTGTCTGCTACGGCGGTCTTGACCTTTCATCCTCCACCAATATAACTGCTTTTGTGCTGGTTTTCCCGCCAATGGACGAGGATGACAAGTATAGTGTGCTTCCGTTCTTCTGGATACCGGAAGACAACATTGATTTGCGTGTGCGCAGGGACCATGTGAATTATGATGTTTGGAAAAAACAAGGATATCTTCAGACCACCGAAGGCAATGTGGTTCATTACGGGTACATCGAAAAATTCATTGAGCAGCTTGGCGAAAAATACAACATCCGTGAAATTGCCTTCGACCGCTGGGGCGCAGTTCAGATGACACAGAATCTTGAGAACCTTGGATTTACGGTCGTTCCCTTCGGTCAGGGCTTCAAGGATATGTCACCGCCAACCAAGGAACTCATGAAACTGACATTGGAACAGAAAATCGCTCACGGAGGACACCCGGTACTGCGCTGGATGATGGATAACATATATATCCGCACCGATCCGGCAGGCAACATCAAAGCAGACAAAGAGAAATCCACAGAGAAAATCGACGGTGCAGTCGCCACCATTATGGCTCTTGACCGGGCAATACGGTGCGGCAATGTTACGAGCGAAAGCGTATATGACACACGCGGACTGCTCGTTTTTTGATTGGAGGTAAATGCCTATGAACATCTTTCAAGGAATATTCAAAGCCCGAGATAAGCCTAAAGACACCCTGGGCGGCAGTCGGTACAACTTCTTTTTCGGCAGTACGAGCTCGGGAAAACCTGTAAACGAACATACTGCCATGCAGATGACGGCGGTCTATTCCTGCGTGAGGATATTGTCCGAAACGCTGGCGGGTCTGCCGCTCCATGTATATAAGTACAATGACAACGGCGGGAAAGAAAAATATCTGAAACACCCGTTATATAAACTGCTCCATGACGAGCCGAACCCGGAGATGACGTCATTCGCGTTCCGGGAAACACTGATGAGCCATCTTTTATTATGGGGCAATACCTATGCGCAGATTATACGCAACGCCAAAGGCGAGGTTATTGCTCTCTATCCGCTGATGCCGAACAAGATGACAGTCGACCGTGATTCAAACGGCCGGCTTTTCTATTTGTATCAGCGCAGCTCGGATGACGTACCTTCACTCGGCAAAGACAATCAGGTCTACCTTGCCCCCGCCGATGTCCTGCACATTCCGGGCTTGGGCTTTGACGGGCTTGTTGGCTATTCGCCCATTGCAATGGCAAAGAATGCAGTGGGTCTTGCAATTGCTACCGAGGAATACGGAGCTAAATTCTTTGCTAATGGCGCCGCACCAGGCGGTGTGCTTGAACATCCCGGCACGATTAAGGATCCGCAGAAGGTCAAGGAATCCTGGAACGCCGCCTATCAAGGTTCAGCCAACTCACACAGGGTGGCCGTGCTCGAGGAAGGCATGAAGTATCAGCCCATCGGAATTTCACCGGAACAGGCGCAGTTCCTGGAAACGCGGAAGTTTCAGATCAATGAGATCGCCCGTATTTTCAGAGTGCCTCCCCATATGCTCGCCGACCTTGAAAAATCGTCCTTCAGCAACATCGAGCAGCAGAGCCTTGAGTTTGTGAAATACACGCTCGACCCGTGGGTGGTGCGCTGGGAGCAGTCCATGTGCCGCGCCCTTCTTTCCGACAGTGAAAAGCCGACGGTGTTCATCAAGTTCAATGTAGACGGTCTTTTACGCGGCGATTACGCAAGCCGTATGAGCGGTTATGCGACTGCAAGACAGAACGGATGGATGAGTGCAAACGACATCAGGGAGCTTGAAAACCTCGATCGTATCCCTGCAGAACTGGGCGGCGATCTCTACCTTATCAACGGCGCGATGACCAAATTACAGGACGCAGGTGCGTTCGCAAAGCAGGCTGAGCCTGCACCCGAAAAAACAGAAACGGAGGAAACAACCGAATGAAGAAATTCTGGAACTGGGCGCGGGACGAAGATTCCGGTGCCCGAACACTATACCTCGACGGCGTAATTGCAGAAGAGTCGTGGTTTGATGATGATATCACCCCGAAAGCATTCAAAGCTGATTTGAACGCCGGAGAGGGTGACATTGTTATTTGGCTCAACTCTCCCGGCGGCGATTGTATCGCGGCAAGTCAAATCTATGCCATGCTCATGGATTACAAGGGCAAGGTTACCGTCAAAATAGACGGCATCGCAGCCTCGGCTGCAAGTGTCATCGCTATGGCGGGAACTGAGGTGCTGATGGCACCCACGGCACTCATGATGGTGCATAACCCGCTTACCATCGCAATCGGCGACAGCGAGGAAATGCAGAAAGCCATCGCTATGCTGGACGAGGTTAAGGAAAGCATCATCAATGCCTATGAAATCAAAACCGGACAGTCCCGTGCGAAGCTCTCCCACCTCATGGACGCTGAAACCTGGCTCAATGCCAACAAGGCGATTGAATTAGGCTTTGCTGACGGCATTCTGGAGGATGAGAAAAAGAGAATTCAACCGGACGATGTCACCTATGCTTTCAGCCGCAGAGCGGTAACGAATTCGCTGCTGAGCAAGGTCAAACCCAAGATACCCAAACAGAACAAAGGCACACCCATTGAGTCGCTGGAAAAGCGGCTCTCTTTAATTTCCCACTAAATTTAATGGAGGTAACATCGATGAACAAAATTCTTGAACTGCGCGAAAAGCGCGCCAAGGCATGGGAAGCCGCTAAGGCTTTCCTCGATACCAAGCGCGGTACTGACGGCCTGGTTTCCCCTGAAGACACCGCAACCTACGAAAAAATGGAAGCCGATGTAGTCGCTCTCGGAAAGGAAATTGACCGCCTTGAAAAGCAGGAAGCTCTTGACCGTGAGCTTTCAAAGCCGCTGAACACACCCCTCACGGGCAAGCCCGCGGTCCCCGGCATGGAAACCAAAACAGGAAGAGCATCCGATGAGTACAGGAAAGCATTCTGGAACGCCATGCGTACCCGCGCCGGCGAGGGCCTTGACCCTATCGTGAAAAATGCTCTGCAGATCGGCACCGATTCGGAAGGTGGATACCTTGTCCCGGACGAGTTCGAACGCACACTTGTAGAGGCTCTTGATGAGGAGAACCTTTTCCGCAGACTGGCTAAAGTCATTACCACTTCCTCCGGGGACCGCAAGATTCCGGTCGTGGCTTCAAAGGGTACAGCTTCCTGGATAGATGAGGAAGGCGCGATCCTTGACAGTGACGACAGCTTCGGTCAGGTTTCCATCGGCGCTTATAAGCTGGGAACAATGATCAAGGTTTCCGAGGAACTGTTGAATGACAGTGTATTTCCTCTTGAATCCTATATCTCCAAGGAGTTCGCAAGACGTATCGGCAGCAAGGAAGAGGAAGCTTTCTTCACAGGTGACGGCTCCGGCAAACCGACCGGCATCCTCGCTGCTACCGGCGGTGCTCAAATCGGTGTGACCACGGCAGGCGCTGCGGCTATCACTATTGAAGAGGTGCTCGACCTGTTCTATTCGCTGAAAGCACCCTATAGAAACAAAGCTGTGTTCGTCATGAACGACTCCACTGTAAAAGCGATCCGCAAGCTGAAGGACGGCAATGGTCAGTACCTATGGCAGCCCTCACTGCAGGCCGGCACCTCTGACACCATTTTGAACCGTCCGCTGTATACCTCGGCATATGTGCCCGCTATTGCTGCGGCCGCAAAGACCATCGTGTTCGGCGATTTCAGTTATTACTGGGTAGCCGATCGCCAGGGACGTGTGTTTAAGAGACTCAATGAGCTCTATGCCGCAACAGGCCAGGTTGGCTTTGTAGCCACCCAGCGTGTTGACGGCAAGCTCATTCTGCCGGAGGCTATCAAGGTACTCCAGCAGAAGGCTTAACGGAGGTGTGGTATGAGTTATAACACGAAAAACTACACCGAACAGGGCGGCGAGAAAACTGTAATCGGCGGAACGCTTGAAATCAAGGAGGGAGCCTCGGTGACGGGGCTTCCTTCTGCAGCGAATCAAGCTGCAAGTACAGCCACAAATGTTGCCGGTGTCAAGGACGATTTGAATGCTCTTCTGATAAAGCTGAAGGATGCAGGGCTTATGAAACCGGATGCATGGAATGTGTCGGTCGCCAAGGTGTCCACTTCACTCAGTGAAGATATGACAACCAATCAGGCCAAAGTCGAATCTGTCACTATCGAGAACAATGTCATTACAGTCACCGCTCCGGTTGACGAGCTGGTTGCATATGCGAGCTCCAACCCCGCACATGGAACCCACAAATGGGTCGCCATCCTCATAACCACAGGACTGCCGGACATCACGGCAGTCAAGTATAACGGCAGTCAACTGACCTCAGCCGATGCAGCTGAGGCTGCTGCCGTCGGCGGGCAAGCCGGAGATATTGTGATGTGGCTGAAGTGCGACGAAATCGTTAATACGCCGAAGACGTTCACGTTCTGGGCTTCCGGCTATCCCGTTGCCGCATTCTCTGTTGTCATCGCAGAGCCGGAAACCGAAGAATAAAGAAAGGACGGTGGCGGTATGACGTTGATTGAAAAAGTAAAGGCAAACCTTATTCTTGAGCATACGGCGGACGATGAACTCCTGCAGATGTACATCACCGCCGCCGTATCCTATGCCGAAAGTTATCAGCACCTTCCGGAGAAATTCTACAAGGACCATCCTATGCCGCCTACCACAGAACAGGCTGTCATTATGCTGTCGTCCCATTTTTATGAGAGCCGGGACGGCAGCACCGGCGGCTTTTTTGCCGACAACGTTCAGGCCGGACAGCAGGTATGGAATACGGTCAACCTTCTTCTTAAACTTGACCGGGATTGGAAGGTGTGAGCATGAGTTTTGGAAAAATGAACACATTCATCGATATTATCTCAACCGAACCCACGAAGGATGCTGACGGTTTTGTCAACCACGGCGATACTGTTCTTGCGTCAGTCAGGGCGTATTTTGAGCAGAAAAACTCTACGGAAAAGTGGCGTAACATGGCACAGTCAGATGAAGTGAATGCCTTGTTCCGTCTCCGCACTATTCCTGGACTTGCTCTTCACAACCGCCATGTTATCGTCTGCGAGGGCAAACGCTACAACATATACTCGGTTGAAAATGTAAAGGGCCGT